CTCCTATTGACAAGCCCTTAAAAGTATGGTATAATATATTATAAGATGATGAAAAAAATATTAACCTCCCTTCTAGCAGTTTTCCTCTTTGGTTGTGCTTACGCATCCACCGATGTTATGGTTGGAGAGTATAACTCGACCAAAATTCGTCTTTTCAAGACGGAATGTAGTGTCCCTAAAATCCAGAAGGATATTGCCGTCCTTACAGAAATAGCCCCTGTCCTGAAAGGCCAGTGGTATTCTGGAAATGTTCTTCATCAAGGCACTCTCTACCGAGCTTGCTGGGTTTCTGTCCCGGATGAAAAGATCATCTTTATCATAGATGAGAGTGGGGATGCTGGTGCTGTCCCAATAACGAACTTCCGTCCTGATGAGGGGGTATAGGTGGCCTTTGCCACTTCTGACACAGGAAAAGATAAATATACGGGTTATTCCTTTGAGGGAAAGCCCATCGTCGTAACTAAGCGTAGAGGCTTCCCTGTGAAAGAAAAAAGACACAATCAGAAATGGTGGCCTGAAAAGATTAGGACTGATGCAGCAACCCTGTGGGCTGCTACCCGAAATATAGAAACTGTCTCAAAACTAACTAAAGTTCCAGCCCCCCTTATCAGGGAATGGCAATCAGAACCTTGGTTCCAGAACATAGTCTCTAGGGTCGTCAAGGACCATAACGATGTTCTCGATCAGGCACTTACCTCAGTAATCCACAAGTGCGTCGAACAGATTCAAGAACGCCTCCTTGAAGGAGACGTGAAGATAAACCTGAGAACTGGCGACAGATATCAGGTTCCTGTAGATGCTCGGGCACTGGCTAGTGTCATGGGCACAATCTTTGATAAACGTCAGTTGGTTAGAGGGGAGGCCACAAGCCGAACTGAAACCGTTTCCGCAGACAAGCGGTTGGCACAACTCCAGCAGGNGTTTATCAAATTCTCACAAGCCACTCAAATCGAAGGAGAAAAAGTAAATGCCGACAAAGAAGACCCCGTTCCAGAAAAGGACGAAACCGATCAAGGGCAAAGCGCCCCGCTACTGATAGACAATGAAACTAACCCCTGAGTTGATTCATGGCTTCTCTGAGACGATTCTTGCGAAGAAATACGATCAACGGAAGGGGACTCCTGCCTGCCACCTTGAATGGTGGGACTTGTGTTGTTCTGATGCATCACTGGTCGCAATCGCTGCTCCTAGAGGCCACGCCAAAAGCACAGCAATTACCCATGCATATGTTCTGGCCTCTGTATTATTTAGAGATAGAAAATTCCCCTTAATCATTTCCGATACCTACGATCAGGCTGTTCTGTTCCTTAAAGATATCGCAAATGAGTTAAAAGAAAATGAGGATATTCATACCCTCTTTGATGTAAATCCTGTCTTTGAGAAGGATTCCGAAAACGACATTATCGTTAATTTTAATGATGGTGAGCAGTTTCGGATAATGGCAAAAGGCTCCGAACAGAAGGTTCGGGGTTTGAAGTGGAGAAGTAAACGTCCTGATCTGATTGTTGGTGATGATTTGGAAAACGACGAAATCGTGATGAATGATGATCGTCGTAAGAAGTTCCAAAGCTGGTTTCTAAATGCTCTTCTTCCCTGTCGTGGGGATAACGGAATCGTCAGAATTGTAGGAACTATTCTCCACATGGATTCTCTGTTGGAGAATCTAATGCCTCCTCTCTTTGATAAGAAATACACCGTCACTGAACCTCTACGGATGTATTCAACTAATCCTAGACGAGCTTGGCGCTCATATCGCTACAGAGCACATGTTGGATTAAATGACTTCTCACAAATCCTGTGGGAAAGTAAATGGCCGGAATCACGGCTACGAGCAGAGCGTCAGAAGTATCTAGATGCTGGTAATGCAGAAGGTTACTCACAAGAATATCTGAATTACCCGATAGATGAAACCAGAGCCTTCTTCCGCAGGGGTGATTTTATCCCAATGACGGAAGTAGACAAAGAACGCTTCAAGAACTACTACGTTGCTGTCGATCCTGCTATTACTGAGAATGAGAGGTCGGACTACTCTGTTTTTATCGTTGGTGGAGTTGATGAAAATGGAGTTCTGCACGTAGTTGATGTTGTCCGTGAGAGAATGGATTCAAGAGATATCATAGAAACTTTCTTCATTCTCCAGAAGAAGTATGATCCTGAGTTGTTTATCATTGAAGCTGGAGCCATTGAGAAGTCTATTGGCCCCTTTCTTCGTGCAGAGATGCTTAAACCCGGCAGACAACCTCTGTCGATAGAAACTAAAGTTCCCTCTAAAGATAAAGAATTTCGAGCTAGATCAATTCAAGCTCGGATGAGAGCTGGAGGAGTTCGTTTTGATAAATCTAAAGACTGGTATCCGGAATTTGAAATGGAGTGTTGTCAATTCCCGCGTGGTAAGCATGACGATCAGGTTGATGCGTTCGCTTGGTTGGGTTTGACTCTCGATAAAATGCAGGACGCTCCAACTAAGCGGGAAATGGAGCAAGCAGACTTGGAAGACGAATTAGCTGCCTTTTTTTCCAATGGTGGCTTCAATGGTAGATCAATGACTACAGGATACTAGATGGCCGATCTTAACATAAACAAAATACTTGAATCTACCAATCTCGCCGAGGATTTATCTGAGGAAGAGCTTGCTCGAATAGGTTCTCAGGTTCTTCGGGAATTTGAGATAGATGCTCAGTCCCGAAAGGACTGGATGGACCAAACTGAGCAGTGGATTAAACTAGCTACTCAAGTAGTGGAAACGAAGTCTTGGCCTTGGCCTGATAGTGCTAACGTCAAATTCCCCCTTGTAACTACGGCAGCTATGCAGTTTGCTGCTAGAGCCTACCCCGCACTGATTCCGGGGTTGGATGTGGTCCGTATGCGAGTTGTAGGTAATGATGCAGATGGACAGAAGGCAGCCAGAGCTTTCAGGATTGAGAAGCACATGTCGTATCAGATTCTTGAGGAGATGGATACTTGGGAAGAAGATATGGATAAATTGTGCATGATTGTCCCTATAGTTGGATGTGCCTTTAAGAAGACTTGGCATGACTCTGTTTCAGGACATAATCGCAGTGAGCTTGTCCATGCGAAAGATTTGGTAGTCAACTACTACGCAACTTCCCTAGAGACAGCTTCACGTAAAACTCATGTCCTATTCAGAACCAAGAATCAGATAAAAGAACGGATATCAGCAGGAGCCTACCTTGATGTAGAACTTCCTGAACCCCTTTCCAATAATCCTCAAAATAGTGCTGCAATGGATGCAGTGCAGAAGTCCTCTCCCCCTAGTGTTGATAGTAATGCACCTTATGTGCTGCTAGAACAACATAGGTTTTGGGACTTGGATGGCGATGGTTATGAGGAACCCTATATTATAACTATTGAGCAGCAGTCCGGTAAGGTGCTGCGGATAGTTGCACGATTTGATGTGGAGAGTGTTCAGAAACAAGGCGATAAGATCATTATGATCGAGCCTATTGAATACTTCACCATGTTCCCGTTTATTCCTAATCCCGATGGTGGATTCTACCCCCTTGGATTTGGAGCATTGCTCGGGCCGTTGAACGAGACTGTTAATACTCTCCTGAATCAGCTTATTGACTCAGGAACCCTTTCTAACCTACAGGCAGGCTTCCTGTCTAAAGGTATTAGATTGAAGGGTGGAGCAGTCCAGTTTAAACCCGGTGAATGGAAAGTTGTTCAAACGTCTGGCGACGACCTGCGGAAAGGCATCTTCCCGATGCCTACCCGCGAACCCTCTAATGTTCTGTTTCAGCTTCTTGGAACTATGGTGCAGTCTGGTAAAGAGTTGGCCTCGGTTGCTGAAATCTTTGTGGGTAAGATGCCCGGTCAGAATACCCCGGCCACTACCACAATGGCAACCATCGAACAAGGTATGAAGGTCTTTACCGCCATCTACAAACGTCTGTTCAGAGGTCTGAAGAAAGAGTATCAAAAGCTCTTCCGTTTGAATCGTATTTATCTTGGTCCCAAAGAAGAGTTTCTGATTCTTGATACTGGACAAGAGGGTGAGGTCAGTCAGGATGATTACAAAGGTGATATTACTGATGTAAGACCGGCTGCTGATCCCCAAGCTGTTAGTGAAATTCAGAAGTTAGCAAAAGCTCAAGGACTCATTGAATTACTCCAACTTGGCACCATAGATAAGATGGAAGTAACTAAACGTGTTCTAGAAGCTCAAGGCCAAGAAGATATCCAGAAGCTTATTAACACCCAGCCTCCGCCTCCCGATCCCAAGCAACAAGAGATGCAAGGGAAGATGCAGATGGAGCAGCAAAAGGCTCAGATGTCAATGCAGCAGGACCAGCAAAAGTTCCAATTGGAAATGGCCCTAAAGCAGATGGAAATGCAACTTAAGCAGCAAGAGCTTAAAATGAAAGAGCAGGAGATGAAACTTAAACTCCAAGCTCAACAAATGCAGATGGTTCTAGATCAGCAGAAGATGAGTATGGATGCTGAACATATGTCTAGACAGCATGAAATGAAGATGCAACAAGCTGAAGACCAGCATCTAATGAAGACTCAGCAAGCAAAAGAGAAGAAGGAGTAGTAGTTGGATTTTACCAAAGAAGATTTTGAATTGTGGTGGAACTCAGAAATAACTACCAAAATTCGAGAGAGATTTCAGCGGGAACAAGAGACTATTACAGAGTTAGTAATGTCTAGTGGAACCCTCGCTGATACACCGGGCCTTACAGCCCAACTCACCGCAAGAGCGGTAGGAGAAGCAGCAGGATTGAATTATTTCTTAAAGAAGGAGTTCTTAGAAGATGATTAAGGCACTTGGACATCATGTGCTTGTGAAAGTTGGTATACCTGAAGAGAAGACTGCTGGCGGAATTATTCTGCCGGGGACTGTAAGAGACATGGAATTGCGTGGCTCTGAGATTGGGACTGTAGTAGATGTTGGTCCAACGGCATATAAGGCAGAAGGGTTAGGTGGAGAACCTTGGTGTAAAACTGGTGATCTGATCTATTTCGCTAAATATGCTGGTAAATGGGTTAAAGAACCCGGAAAAGACGAAGAATTCCTTATGCTGAATGATGATGATGTCGTCGGTGTTATCGTAGAGGATAAATAATGACTGAAGAAGTCGAAAATACAGAAGTCGTAGTCGAGAATCAACCTGAACTTACTGAAATTGAACAAGAAGCCTCTAAAGAAGGCTGGCGTCCGAAGGATCAGTGGACTGGTAATGAAGTTGAGTGGATTCCGGCTGACGAGTTCATGCGTCGTAAGCCGCTTTTTGGTAAAATCTCCGAACTAAAGTCGGAAAATTACCATACTCGGAAAGAATTGCAGGAAGTTAAGCAAACCCTGCGAGCTTTGTCTGAGCATCACAAGAAAGTGCGTGAGACTGAGTATGAAAGGGCATTGACTACCCTTCAACTACAACGTCGGGACGCTATGGATGAACGAGATCATGATACAGTCATCCGAATCGAAGAGCAAATCGACACCCTTAAAGATGAAAAGAAGGAATTTGAGCAGCAGTTGAAACAAGAAAGTCAACAACAAGCTCAACCTACCCCTGAATATCTGACTTGGGTTAAAGAGAATGACTGGTATCTTCAAGATCAAGAGATGCATGCTGATGCAGATGCTATTGCAGTAGCTTATTTGCAACGCAATAAAGCAGCGGCTCCTGAGACTTTGTATAAACATGTTTCGGAGAAAATCCGCCGTATGTATCCTGAAAAGTTTGAGGCCCATCGGGGCCGACCTGACCCTGTAGAAAGTGGGAACTCTGGAGTGCGTCCGTCTAAAACGGAACGCTTCAAGTTGACTGATGAGCAGGAGCAAGCAGCACGTAACTTTGAGAAGCAAGGACTCATGACACGCGCTGAATATATTGCTGAACTAAAAAAATTAGAGGAGAAGTAAGCATGACTGAGAAAGTATTGCGAACTGGCGATAGAGCCAAACGACCGGATCGGACGCCTATTCATGAGGCACGAGATCGTCTCACCATTAAGGGTAAAGACCCCGCCTTCGTGTATCGTATCGTGAAGGACAAGCCGGGTCGTATTGACATGTTTTTGGCTGCTGGATACGAGGTTGTTACAGATGACGTTCAAGTTGGAGACAAAAAGGTGGCAACACCCGGTAAAGAAGGGTCTCCGGTTAAGATTAACTTGGGCCGAAATGAACACGGCTACCTCATGCGTATTCCCCGAGAATGGTTTGAGGAAGACCAGAAGGCCAAAGAGCTTGAACTAAAGGCTCGTGAAGAGCAGATGGTTCAAAAAGCTAAACAAGAGACTTATGGCAAATTGGAAATTAATCGAGGTTCGCAAACCTAATTACTTCTCTAATCGGCTCAAAGGACTCTAAAAACCATAAGGAGATTTTTATATGGCTAATACGGATCGCCCCCAAGGGCTGATTCCTGTCCGTCACCTTGATGGACGCCCGTATACTGGTGCTACCAACTTTTATTTGGCGGATTCGTCCAATGCCATCTATGTTGGTGATCCGGTTAAATCGGGTGGTTCTGCTGGTGCGGCGGGTGTTTTTGTTAATGGCGTAAACTGTGAAGGTATGCCGACTATTGATGTGGCTGCTACTGGTAATACGCTGCGAGGCGTGTGTGTAGGCTTCCTGCCCCTTCAATCGAACCTGTCTCTTCTGCACAAAGAAGCGAATTCGACTAAGCGTATTGCGATTGTTGTCGATGATCCGAATGTTGTGTTTGAAGTTCAGGCTGACGGTTCTACCGCAGCGGTTGATGTTGGTGAGAATGCTGATATTACTTATACGGCGGGTAACGCGACTAGCGGTATCTCTGCTGTAGAGCTTAATACTGCGTCTCACGTAGCTACGACTGCACAGCTTCGCATCCTCGGATTTGTGTCTCGTCCTGACAATGCTATTGGTGCTAATGCCAAACTGCACGTCTTGATTAACGAGCATGAATTCAAAGCCACTGCTGGCGTTTAATAAGGAGACATAGACTATGGCTATTAATACTGGTAATTTTGCCAAGGCACTGTGGCCCGGCGTCAACAAGTGGTATGGCAAAGCTTATGACGAACATAAGGTTGAATGGACCGACTTGTTCGATCAATACAAGTCCCGTCGGGCTTGGGAAGAAGATGTTGGAACGTCGGGCTTCGGCTTGGCAGTGATTAAGGGTGAAGGTGCCCCNATCACTTACGACGTTGAGCGTCAAGGTTACATTCAACGATACACGCACGTCAACTATGCTCTTGGGTTTATCATCACCAAAGAGATGTTTGAAGATGACCTCTACGATGTCGTGGGTGAAAAACGTGCAAAAAGCCTCGCATTCTCTATGCGTCAAACCAAAGAGAATATCGCGGCTAACGTGTATAACCGAGCGTTCAACGCCACCTATACGTTTGCTGATGGTAAGGAGCTTCTGGCGACTGATCATCCGAACATTGCTGGTGGAACGTGGGCCAATGAGCTTACTACGCCTGCGGACATTAGTGAAGCTTCGCTTGAACAGGCCGTCACTGACCTGATGAAGTTCACGAATGATCGTGGTCTTCGGATTGCGGTTCGTCCGCAAAAGCTGATCGTTCCGGTTGATCTGTGGGCTGACGCTCAGAAGATTCTGGATACGCAATATGAAGTCGGCACTGCCAACAACACGGTAAACGTGGTGCGTGGTAAGTTTCCCGGCGGACTGATTGTGAACCATTATCTGACTGACACTGATGCTTGGTTCATTCGGACTGATGTTCCTGATGGAATGAAGTATTTCGAGCGGCGTGGTGATTCGTTCGATATGGATAACGATTTCGATACTGAGAATGCTAAATTCAAAGCAACGGCTCGTTATAGCTTCGGCGCTACCGACCCCCGTGCCATCTTTGGCTCGGAAGGTGCCTAATCGGTAAATAAGTGACGGGATGGGGGAAACCCTGTCCCGGTTGCTTACTGTGTGTTTCACAGAGAGATTTTACAAATTTGTAATTCCTTTGTTTAAGGAGAATTAAATGGCTGATACCTATTTCAAAGGTTCCGTGAAAACTGGAACCATCATCATTGACCCTCTCGCGGTCAATCCTCTCATCAAACCTGATGACGGCACGGCGACCGCTGTTGCCGGAGATTCGACTCTCAATAAAATGGCTGGTGTTATTACTTCAGAGGCTCTGACGACTGCGGCTGGTGCTGAGTATACCCTGATTATTAATAACACTAAAGTCACTCCTAATGACTTGGTGTTTGCTAGTGTTAGGTTGAACTCTGCCACAACCGGCACTCCCTGTATCACTAAGGTTATACCCCAAGATCAATATATAGAAATTCATGTGCAGAATGTTCATGCCTCGGCAGCATTCAATGGGACTATTAACGTCTCTTACATAATGTTCACGGCGTAAGGGGATAGATAATGGCAAACACTGTCAATAAAAGGACAGTGATAGATGGCCCTAAAATAGCTATCATCCACGTTTATTTGGCTAGTGACGGAGCTTCTGGCGAACTCACTGACCAAGTAATTGTGGATGTATCTACTCTTACCCCTGCACCGACTTCTGTTTCGGTGCGTCGTGTTTATGGGCACTGCACTGGCTTTACAAGCACTCTGGAGTTCGATGCCACTACTGATGTGGCATTCCTGAATCTCCCTAGTGGAGAAGGCTTTGATGTTAATTTTGAGAGGTTTGGTGGACTGAAGGATAACAGTGGGGCAGGCTCTACTGGAGATATTGTCCTAACTACTTCTGGATTCACTGCCGCTGGTGACGCCGGATGGCTTGTTATCGAGGTTGAGAAAGACTAATGGCTATTACCAAGCTAGTAATTGGAGATTGGCTGGCAATCTGTGATGTTTGTGGATTCCGCTTCCATGCATCCCAATTACAAAAGCGTTGGGATGGCCTGATGGTGTGTAAAGAGGATATGGAGAGTAGGCACCCACAAGACCTCCTCCATGTCCCTCGACCTGAACAAGCTCCTCCGTGGACACGTCCGGAGCCTGAAGATAATGAGGTTACACCCGACTATGTAGCCTCTACTGTCGGAGTTCAAGAGTAATGCCAAGAAACTATAGACAAGAATATGCCAATGAATCTCGGGCTAGGAGAAAGCAACGTGCTGAACGGAATGCTGCCCGTAGACAATTGATGAGGGAAGGNCTGGTTCATAAAGGTGATGGTAAAGATGTTAATCACATTAAACCCCTTTCTAAAAAGGGAAGTAATAGTCGTAGTAATCTGAATGTGGTCCCGAAAAGGACCAATAGTTCGTATAAACGAACCAGTTCTGGAGCGATGAAGGCATCTCGTTCCTATCCAAATGCTCCCGGACGTAGGAAAAAATAATGGCTACTAGTGGCTCCACTGATTTCAGCATAGGGCGTGATGACATAATCAAGTATGCTCTATTGTCTATACAAGCTATTGGGCAAGGAGATACTCCGTCCTCTACACAGGTCAATGATGCCTCTGTTATGCTGAACCTTATCGTAAAAGCTTGGCAGGCTGATGGGATGCCTCTGTGGGCACTTAAGCAAACGAGCTTTCCTCTCACCGCAGCAACCTCGTTTACGATAGGTGTAGGACAAACTATAGATACCTCACGTCCTCTTAGGGTTTACAGTGCCTTTACAAGACACTCAAATATAGATACTCCAATAACGGTCATAACTAGGGCTGAATACGACCTTCTCTCAGCTAAAACGGAGACTGGAACACCCACCCAATTATACTATGATCCGCAGGGCGGAGCTACAGCTTATGGAACTATCTATCTGTGGCCTAAACCGGACACAGATTCAATAGCTAATCGGACCTGTTATATAACATACACTCGTCCATTTGAGGATTTTGATGCTTCTACAGATACCCCTGACTTTCCTCAAGAATGGTATCTGCCCCTGACGTGGATGCTAGCTGCCTATCTTGGCCCTTCTTATGGTGTGCCTTTGGCAGAACGTAAACAACTAATGCTAGAGGCTGAAGGACTTCATCAACAAGCTCTACATGCTGGAGCCGAAGAAGGATCAGTCTTTATGCAACCTAATCGGAGAGCCTAATGGCTTCTACAACTTTTATTAATGGCGTGACTCTTTCAGATGCAGATTGGTGCAACGATCTGAACCGACTGCATTACACTATACTAAGTGACCCTGCTGATCTAGCTGCTGTAAAAAGCACCCTACATTCAGCCCCCGGAGCTATTGGTAATGTTACCCCTAGCACCGGAGCATTCACTACCCTCATTGCCAGTGGAGCTATTTCAGGATATTCAACAAGTCCAGTGGCTCGTTCGTCTAATACCATTTTATCTGCTAGTGATGTGTCTAAAACGTATATTGCCACTAGCACATTTACACAGACATTTGATGCCGCCGCTACTCTCGGGGCTGGCTGGTTCGTGAATTATCGCAACGACGGTAATGGTGTCATCACACTTGATCCAGCAGGAGCGGAGACAATCGATGGTGCCTCCACGAGCGAACTTTTCCAGGGCGAGAGCTGCATTGTGATGTGCGACGGCACAGGGCTAAAGACGGTGGGAAAACCCGGGGTCAAGAGCAAGCTGGGCGCCTTTAGTCGCGATATTTCTCTCGCGGGCAACCAATCGATCACGGGCGTGGGATTCCGTCCGAGTGTCGTGATCTTCTTCGCCACTGTAAGCAGTGCACCCAACGTGGCCTCTTGGGCGTTTGACACCGGAACAGGTTTTTCTCGATCGATCGGCGATCGGGGACAGACCACTCCGGACTCATACTTCTTTCACACGGCAGGAAGCATCGTGTTGGAGCCGGAGTTGGCTAACGCGTCCGCTGCAAATATCGCGAGCATGGATGTGGATGGGTTCACTTTGACATGGAGTAAGACAAACAGCCCGACGGGCATGGCGGACGTGCTCTATCTCGCTTTCCGCTAACTGACAGGAGACATACCATGCGAGCATGTGTGACGTTGATCGAGAAGAATGGCCTGCCTGCCAATCGAGCGATTCTGGCCGACGATTCCTCGGATGTGGCAACCCTGCTTACAAACGCGGCGGCTGCTGGCTATGCGGCGAACGAAGTGGTTGTGCGAGAGATGACGAAGGAAGAATATTTCTTGCTGTGCAGAGGGCAGCCGCCAACAGTCGAAGAACAACTCTCGGCGCTCAGACGGGAAATAACAGACATCGAGCACGCCAACCAGTTCACGCATCGTTTCTGGTGCGACTACTTCAAGCTGATGGTGGCGGAACGACCGGAACTTGCCTCACATCCAGTGTATGCACGCATCCTCGATGTGGCTACACAAATTGAGCAGATCGAAGATCAGATCGCTACACTACGAGCAAAACTTTAATGCCTACCTCCCAAACTGAAAAGGAAGTAGCACGGATTCCGCTGGTTGGTGTCCATACAACCAGAACTATTGATAATTCCACTACTGATTCCGGTAGTAGTGGAACTATTGGTTTGGGAATTATTGGGATCATGGTTATTGGCAGGGTAGCTTCCTCTGACAAAGATCAAAGATTCGTTAATGTAATCTTCGAGAAGATCACTAATCCCTTTACTGGAAAAGTAACTTTCTATACAGTTAAACGACCCGGATTTGCTGTAGAAAATACCCCTGAAGCTGGCTCTGTAGGTAATGAAGTAAAGGTCTGGTCGTCTCAAGGAAACGGAGATTCTGTTATTAGTTCTTTCGGTGATATAAATTCAACCATTTATAATGGAGACGCATCGCTTGGAAGTATCACCGGGATCACTCAAACCCTAGATGAAGCTATTATTGGAACCACTCCTCATATTCTAATCACGTCACATGACAATACAGGCTGGTATTATCCAGACGGCGGTGCCTTAACTCAAATCTCTGATGTTGATTTTCCCGGCAATGCTGGAAAGACAATCACAGGTCATTTTGTCACAATTGATGGTTATACTTTTATAGCTGCTACTGATGGAACTATCTGGAATTCAGACTTAAACTCCATTTCGGCTTGGTCGGCAACCTCGTTCCTTAATGCTCAGATGTATCCAGATAAGTTGGTAGGACTATCTAGATTTAAGAATCAACTGGTTGCTTTGGGGAAAGATACTATCGAGTTCTTCCACATTGCCGCTAATGCTACAGGTTCTCCTCTGGAGAGAACAGATAACGGATTTATCCGTATTGGATGTGCTTCTACTAAAGGATACGTTCAACTTGAAGATACGATAGCGTGGGTTTCTGCATCGGACAGGGGTGGATGTTCTATTTACGTCCTTGATGGATTTACCCCTAAACGAATCTCTACATCGACCATAGACGCCCAATTAGCATTGGTTGGTCCTGATACTGTGAAACTTGCTTGTTGTAAGTTTCTTGGAAAAACGCTAATCTTTGCAATTCTAAACAATATTACTTTTGTTCATTGCCTTGAGGATAACATCTGGACTGAATGGACTTCCGCCTCTCCTCTATGGACAAGTCTTTCTGTAGCTTCTTCTGGTTCGTGGAAGATTTATAGTGTTAGTTCACAAACTAACTCTGGAAAAGTGTATTCCATTAATCCTACATCTTTTGTCTATCAGGACGATGGAACCAATTATACACTTCTTATCCAGACCTCTAAAGTAGACTTTGATAATGCTAAAAGGAAGTTCTTTTCCCGGCTAAATGTCATTGGAGACATTCAACCGAATTCCACAATTTTAAATATAGCTTGGGCTGACGATGATTACAATACCTTCTCCAACTCCAGATCAGTTGATATGTCTTCTAATAATCCTTATCTGACTCAACTAGGATCAGCACGACGAAGGGCATTTAGACTGAGTAATACAACGAATGGACCTCTTAGATTAGAAGCCCTTGAGCTTGAATATACGGAGGGGTTACACTAATGGCTTATGGAATTAACACTCCTCCCACTTATGCCAAGACGGATGATATTAGTTTTTTAGAGTGGTTTAGGCAAATTACCAAGTTTGCAAATTCACTATATACAGTGAAATCAGCCTCATCTACTTATACAGTTGATGTAGACTCCTCTCAAATAAAAACCAATGTCTCTTATGTCAGAGCAGATGCGTCTGGAGGAGCTTTTACTGTAACTCTGCCCGTAGCGGCAGATAATCTTGGTCGTAAGATTTTAATTAAAAAAATAGACAGTTCAGCTAATGCTGTTACAATATCTGGCACAGGATCGGATACAATTGAGGGAAGTGCTACTAAATCCCTCAGTTCTCAATGGAGTAGTTTATATTTGATAGCCGGAACATCCGGTTCTTGGGAGATTATATAATGGCTTGGCAAACTGATTTAGCAGGTATTAAGCCACAGTCGGCATGGACGCCGGAAGATTTACTCCGGTTCAACAACGAATTCGGCTGGACGCTTAACGGTGGCTTTGACGACGGTGAGTTTCATCGCCAGCGTTTCAGCGACGGCTCCGAGGGCGGAAACCTTCGTGCGCGGACGGACGACGGTGACCTTCAATATCCAGTCAATAACAGGACGATCTTTGAATCACAGATCAATCCTCTCGGATATGCAGGACGGGCAGATGAGATAGCTACACAAGCTCAAGCTCTAGGTATGTCTCCTGAAGAAGCACTGCAATACATTTATGGTCCCGGCTCGAAAATTATTGATGCAGGCCCCTACGGGCAACTGATTGAGGCTGGCTTTAAAGACCCGAGCCAATGGAAGCTACCCAAGATGTCTGGGTTTGGTAATAACTTCTTGGATAACTTCGCCGATAGCGGTGGACTAGTCAAACTCATGGCTGCCGGTGTTGCAGGGTTGGGGGCTGCTGGTGTTGATGGTGCAATTAATGCAGGAGGTCTTGACGGTGCTTTAGGTGACGCGGGTTCGATGTGGGGCCAAATGTTTGGTCAGGGTGCTACCACTGGTGCTGGAGCCACTGCTGCGGGCCTAGATGGTGCTATGGGTGATTCTGGATCGTTCTGGGACCAATTGTTCAATGCCGGAACTGATGCTGGTGGAAACCTGACTGACGTTCAGCAATGGGCAGATTCCCTTGGTGGACTAAATGCTGATGGGTCGATTAATTGGTCAGCTATTGATGCCAGTCCGACCCTGCAAAGCATGGGTTCCATCAGCGCCACTGCTGATGGAGCTATCCCCTTTGGCACTTCTGCGTCCGGTGCAGGCACTCTTCTAGATCAGTTTAACACTATCCTTAATGGAGGGAAACTCCCAACTGGCTCGACCTTGAGTGGGCTTCAAAGTCTCTTTGGTGGCGGTAGCGGTAGTGGCGGTAGTGGTGGTTTCACT